AGAGCGACGAATTGAAACTGGCTATGTAAAATCGGATGCTTACCGGGCCTCTAGTGCGCTGGGAGGCCACGCTACTGCAAGACTCGGTAAGCACCTAGACTCTTTGCCTGAGGCTCGATGCCAGCGCTGGCAGCTAGCCCGAGGCAAGCCCTGCACCTGTGGCCAGCATTCAGGCGATAGTTAGCACTCCCACCGCGCTGGGGTGCTCATACGCGAGGCAGCTTCGGAGCTTGGCTCGGACCGCAACCAGGCCAGAGCCGTAGTACGTCGAGTAGTTCGGACTAACGTCGACCTTGATGCCGGACGTGTGCACCCACCTACCCATGCCAGCCGATGATCCTAGGATGACGTTTGTAGTCGGGACCGCGTTCGACCACACGACTGGCAGGTTCCACAGCGTTCGCGGACCCGGCTCGTTCGCATGACCGGACAAGTATTCGGAACCGCCAGTGACCATCTCGGTTGCGTACTGAAGCCACGTGGCGGAGTTCATCAAGATCCACTCCGGGGCGCAACCGGAAGCCGTGTACGTGTCAGAAATCAGCTTGGCTATCGCTGTGTTCAAAAAGGCTGATGTTCCGTTTGGCGTTACCGAGTCAGTAGTAGCAGACTCCCCACCACCGCCATCAGCCGCGCTCAGCAGGCCGAGCATGTTCGGGGAGGTTCCGTTGCCGGACACGAGGCTGGTCTCTTCGGCGCGCTGGACTAGGTAGCCTACGCGCTTCGTGATGTACGAGAGGGCCGACGGAACATCCATCAGGAAGTCTTCGGTGACCGGGAACACGGTCGTAGTGTCGACGAGCTTCCAGTCGTGAGGTGTGACAGACTCGTCCGTCTCACCGTACGCGGCGCCTTCGGTCGTCTGAGCAGACCCGTCGGGCGAGTCCTCGTTGCCGCGGACCAGGCGGACCAGGTTAGAGGAGGTCTCCTCGTTCCGCAGCACGTTGGCCAGGACCAGCGGCCTGCCTGCGGGAGCGACGATCCCCTCGGAGTAGTCGGGGGACACGACGCCGGCGTACTGACCGGTCGTACCGCCGGACGGGCTGGCGTTACCGGCTCCGGATTCAGTCAGCCCCGTCTTGGTCTGGTACTTGAGGTTGAAGCTCCACCCGCCGGCGCTGGCGTTACCGGCTTGCCATGCTTCGGTGGTCTTCTTCAGCTGCTCTTCGTCGATCAAGGCGCTCGTGCCCTTGATGCTGCGGTACTTGACGGACATGGGTTACCTCACTGCGCTCGCTGTGCGTCCACATGCGCGGAAGTGCTGCGGCCTTCGCTCGTCAGCGTTGGGCCAGGTAGGGTGACGCTGCCGGCTTGCGGAAGCGTGGTCGGGGCAACGATGACCATCTGCTGGACGAAGAGCACGTTGCCCTTCGGGATCCAGAAGATGCCGTCTCCCTTGGTGGTCTCCTGCGTGGCTGCGTCGTGGAAGAACGGCAGCTCGACCTTCAGGTGGCCGAACGGCCACATCCGACGGGAGACGATTCCGGAGACGGCGTCACCGGAGCGGAGCTGTACCAGGCAAGCCTTCTTCGACATCTTCCGGTCTCTCCTCCGGTTGGCGCTTGACGGCGCGGGCATGCAGGTGCTATGGTCAGGATTGACAAGAAAACATGGGGCCACGAACAACAGGGAAGGCGCTCAGCGCGTGACACGGTTCGCAGGCCCCATTAAGTCAGCAAGCTAAGGGGAAACGAAATGGGCATCATCATTCCGAAGATCAACAAGGGAATGACTCCCGCGAAGTTCATCAACCCGCTGTATGCGGATGCGCGGAGGCGGTTCCGCCTCAATGCCGAGGAGCTGGACTTCCATCTGGAAGCCGGTCACCGGGCCGAGCTAGACGGGCACGACCTCATGTTCGTGGAGCCTGCGACCAACGTGACCGTCGGCCAGTACAGGTTCCGGATCCGTCCGCGGATGGCGGCCGAGTGGGTCAACGACTACAACCGGAAGGTGGCGGGATCAAAGTGAAGATCCCCTTCGGAATCGAGCGAATCGAAAGCTCGGCCCACAAGTTCGTGTTCGCCAACAAGACCCGGACGTTCTACCTCAGCTACGGCGGAGACATCTACCAGCTGTCACTGGAGATCGGACGCCTCGGCATCAGCCTCGACCCGAAGCGGGAGGGGCGAAGTGAAATCAAGCGTGGGTCGATATCTCAGCGAGTTGAGGCGATCATCGGCAGCCGGAAAGCACGGTAAGAAGCGCAAGGACCGCGCGAACAGCAAGCGCAAGGCGAAGGACCAGGAAAAGCGGGACAATGGGGCGGGTTAGCCAACGGCTAGCCCGTCTTCCTCGTAGACCGACTTCCGGCGGTTAGTCGGGTGACGCAGCAATGCGTCGAGTGCCATCACAGTGGCGACCATCCCGTCGATGCGGGCCGTCGACTTGCTTTTGTCGAGCTTGACGTTCTCGGCTGCGTCCGTCACGGCGGCGCAGCTGTCCGCGTTCCACCTCAGCACAGGGTTGCCTCCGTGCTTAATACGGTCTTGCAGGATCAGCCTCAGCAACTCTTTCAGGGGCGGCGAGAACGACGAGAAACCCTGACGCATCGGAGCCATCTTTATCCGCTCCTTGGTCAGCTCCTGAACGAGCTGCGTCGCGTTCCACGCGTCGTAGCTCACTTCCTGGAGGTTGTACGCCTTCTTCGCCGCGAAGATCTCGGACTTGATGAACTCGTAGTCGATGACGTTGCCGGGAGTGGCTACGATCAGTCCCTCGTCAACCCACTTCTCATACGGAACGCGGTCCCGCATGGATCGCTGGCGAAGGTTGTCTGCGGGCATCCAGTACTTGAGCAGGAGCTGGCACGTGTCGTCCTCGCCGGGGAAGATCAAGGCGAGGGCTGACAGGTCGGTGGTCGACGACAAGTCGAGACCGCCGTAGCAGAGTGCCTTGCGACTCTGGAGCGCCTCCTGGTCAATGGGGTCCGCGTTGCGGTCCCATGCCTGGAGCGGGATGACCCGCACGGCCTGCTGAGTCCACTGGTCAAGAAAAAGCTGCCTGAAACTATTTTGGGCAGACGGCATCTGGGCCGCCTCGCGGGACTTCTGCTCGTAGAAGGACTCCTTGACCGTGACCCCGAACGACGGGTTGGCCTTGCGCCAGTTCTCCGGGTCCGTGAAGTCCGCGTCATCCGGCACCGAGTAGATGATCCCGAGGAAGGACTGATCCTCGAAGATCCCCTCAGCTAGCTGGCGGTCATACTCGTGCTGCTCGAAGCATATCGAGTTGCGATCCCAGCCCGCGGTGGTCAGTGCCGCTACGATGGGCTGCGTCCTGGCGGCCACACCGGTCGTGACGACGTCCCAGAGCTCGCGCGTCTTCTGCGCATGCAGCTCGTCGAAGATGATGCCGTGAGCGTTCGGTCCATGCTTGGTATTGGCCGAGGCTGTCTGGACCTTGACGAAGCTGCGGGTCCGCGCGTTCGAGATGACGGACTTCAGCACCCGGATGCCGCGCTTCTCGAACGGCGAGTTCTTATAGCTGACCCCGTTGCTGAGAGCGTCGAAGGCGAGGCGAGCCTGGTCCTTGTCTGCCGCGTACGTGAAGACCTCGGCTCCGGACTCCCCGTCACCGAAGGCGAGGTACGACGCCAGACCGGCGCCTATCTGGGTCTTCCCGTTCTTCTTGGGAACCTCCAGGTAGAGCGTCCGATAGCGGCGGGCGCAGGTGCATGAGCCGTCCTTGCGCTTTTCTCCGGAGCACGTCCCGATCTTCCACCCGAATAGCGGCATGAAGATCTCGTGCGCCTGGTAGGGCAGCAGGTCGAACGACTGGCCCGCGAACTCGCCCTTGAAGTGCTTGAGGAGCCGCAGGTGGCGGATTGCCTTGTCGCCTGAGGCGAAGTCGAAGTGGGAGTCCGCTGGCCAGCGGAGTGCCGTCGTGAAGAGCGGACGGGTCCATGTCGGTTCGGGGCACCCAGGGTACGGGCGGTCATGCTTCTCGACCACCGCGTCTCCCCTCGCGTTCAGTCGATCAGGTTGGTGTCGAACTCCGAATCAAGATCTATGCCCAATCGCTTGCGAGCTCCGGGCGTGAGTCCGAACTGCTCGGCGAAGGACCGGAAGGTCGACCCCGCGTCCCGCAGAATTTGCAGTGACGGATTTTTGACAGGCCCGCGGTCCCGGCTCTCGATCAGAGGGCCGCGCTGGGAGATGTCCTCGGCTGCTTCCTGGGCTGCTCCGTAGGCAGTGCACATCAGGGCGAGCGCCAGTCCGTCGATGCCATACACGCTGTCCTTGAGAGCTCCGCTGATCTCGTTCCAGGCAACCTTTGCCTTGGGTGAGAGCCAGGCCGGCGGCGGTCCGAGCTTAGCGGTTTCGCTCACTTCTTCTCCGCCCATCCGTTTGGTCGGGTTTGGTTGGTACGCCTAGAGTGGCATTGCGCGCATTTTCCTCTCAGGAACTCCGGAGCGTCCGGGTCGCGGACTCCCCGTGCGACGAGCTCCGCTCTTTCCTCAGGATCGTGGTCCGCCACCGTCGAGATGCGGCCGCACTCGCCGGGCTCGTGGTCGCACTTCGCCAGGTCGCAGGTGCAGAATGGATCGCGCCGGAAGCAAGCTTTCCGCGCGGCCTTCCACCGGGGACCGCCGTAACCGCGTTCGCGCGAGCTCGGCCTGCCACCTTCGCGGTGGACCGGGCACGGGCTGAAGTTCGGGCACGTCGGAGCTGAGCAGTGGCCGCGAGGGCTGACGGGCGCGGCTACTGCCCGCCCTTCTGGACGTACCCGTTCACGAACTCCTCGGCGTTCTCTTCGAGCACGTCATCGATCTCGTCGAGCAGG